AACATTGCAAACACTGTTGCGTTGACCTTGCACGACTTAGAGGCTTTTGACAATCCATCTCCAATGAGCATTGGCGTTGGCCCCTTGGGTCGCGTCTATGTGTGGGATGTGGTTCCTCAAGCTGCTGTTGCAAACAACATTGCCGCTTCACAAACTCCCACCACCGCTGGTGCATTGACCTTAACGGCTGGAACCAACGTGAAGTCAATTACTTCAGCCGCTGGTACTTCTGCATTTGCGCTTGATGTTCCTCGCGGTGTTCGCGTGACGACTGCAACTGCCGCCGCTGCAACTTTGACAAGCGTTGTGATTGCGGGCACTGGTGGTCAAATCACCTTTACCTCTCAAGCAGGCTTGGTAACTGGTCAGCGCTTGACTATCTCTGGCACTTTAGGTGGCACAGGTACTATCACAGGCTATACAGACCCAACAACCTACATCCTGACCGCTGTGACAGCGACTTCTGCAACTCTGACCACAACGGCAGGCGCGGCAGTTGTAACCACCGCAGGTACACCAACAGGTTTGACCTACACATTGGGCGTGGCTCCAGTAACTGTGACTGTTTCTGGTTTTGACATTTATGGTCAAGCGATGAGCGAAGCAATCACTTCTAGCGCCGCTGTAAGCACTGCTGTAAGTGGTTTGAAAGCCTTCTACCTTGTTACCTCTGTGAGTGTGAGTGGCGCTACTGGTACTGCTTTGACTGTTGGCACAACCAACGTGTTGGGTTGCCCAGTTCGCGTTCCTAACATTGCTTATGTAGCAAGCGTTAAGAGCAACAATGCTTTGGCGCAAGATAGCGGTACTTTTACTGCCGCTGACACCAACACTGCTACGACCACCACTGGTGACGTTCGCGGTACATACCTCCCTGTTACTGCCTCGAACGGTATCGTTCGCACAGTGGTAGGAATCTTGTTGCCAGCCATCGCTGTCGGCCCTAACGCAACTCGCGTTGGCGCTCTCGGCGTAACACAAGCCTAAAGGAGAAGGTCATGGGTCAATTTAAACCAATGGTCAAGATGATGACCACTGAGCCTTCAGTTGAGTTAAAACTCAAAAAAGGCGGCAAGGTGGCCAAGAAAGCTATGGGCGGCATGATGGGTTCACCCATGAGCGCCGCTGGCGCTATGCCCCCTGCAATGCCTGCCCGTGGCGGTATGCCAATGGCTGGCTCGCCAATGAAGCCTTCGTTGGCTATGCGTCGTCGCGCCATGAAGGGCTTGCCCGCTGGTGCAGGTCCTGCTGGCCCAGTTGGCGGCGCAGCTTTAATGCAGCCTGCAATGCCAATGTCTGCACCTCCCATGAAAAAAGGCGGTATGGCGCATGGCGGTGAGTCCAAGAAAACGCACATGGCTGAAATGTCGAAGATGAAGGGTCTTGCAAAGGAGCTTAAGTCTCACGAGAGCAAGCCTGCTTCCAAGGGCCACAAAGGTTTGGCCACTGGCGGCGTTGTCAACGGCCAAGGCGGCTACAAAAAAGGCGGCAAGGTCATGATGGCTAAGGGCGGTGTGGCTGGTGACGGCATCATCAACACCGAAGGCCAAGGCGGCAAGTATCGCAACACCATGATGCATACATCCAAGCCTGACCACGCACCTGCCAAAACTGGCGGCGTGAAGTTGGGTAATGGCGGAGGTTACAAAGAAGGTGGCATGACCATGGTTGAGAAGGGCGGGAAGATGGTTCCTGACTTTGCGGCTGATGGTAAGGGCAAAATGAAAAAAGGCGGCATGGCCTACGCTACTGGCGGCGTCACAAAGTCAAATGCTGGCGGCTATAAAAAGGGCGGCAAGGTCAAAGGCATGATGGACGGCGGCATGGCTGGTAACAGCATGATGGGCAACGGCATGATGAGCGATGGCATGATGGATGAAGGCATGTCTGGCTACGGTGCTTACAAAAAAGGCGGTTCCACAAAAAAAGCCTACGCGGCGGGGGGAACTGTTAATTCAGGTCGTCCCGTCGCGATGCCCCAAGGCGCTAAAAAGCCTTCGTCTCCTGTAAGCATCAACCGTTTTGCTGGTACTTTCAAAAAGGGTGGCAAGGTCACCCCCGCTGAAGGTAAATTGATGAAGAACTTTGGGTCTGAGAACAAGACTGCTATGAAGCAGGCAAAGGCTCAATCCAATGAGGTTTACAGCAAGTACCAGAAGATGCAAAAAGGTGGCTCTCCAACTCCAGACGAAAGTTTCTTTGACAAAAACAAAGTAGACCCAAAGTCTGTAAGCGACAAAGCAAATCGTGAGTTAGAAGAAGCAATGAACCCTTTGGGCATGGCAAAAGACTTAGGACGACATATCATGCGTTCTTTTGACCCAGAAGGTTACTTCAAAGGCGATGAGCGCAAAAAGTTGTTTGAGGGCGAAGCCCGTAGAGCAACGGCTGAAAGAATAAATTCAGACCGTGCGGCTAAGGGACAAGGTTCTGTTACTCAGACTGAAAAGTCTGTAACAGTATCCCCAGCAGGTAAAAAGCGCGGCGGACGCGCTTGTTGAAAACGAGTAGGGGCTTCGGCCCCTGCTTTTTATTAAGGGAACAAAATGGCTAACACAGTAGCGACGCAAACTATTTTTGACGGGGAGCGCACAGCAATTCAAAAATTTGATTTTTTGTGCGATGGCTCTGGCAATGAATCTGCGGTATTAAAAGTAGATGTGTCTACTCTTTCGTCAAGTGCTTCTGGCAAGGCGTGCGATGGCGTCACAATTCTAAAAATTTACGCATCAACGCATGGTTTGCAAGTAGAAATTTTGTGGGATGCAACAACTGATTTGTTTTGTACTGGTATTCCAACAAACACATTTTACAGCATGGATTTTTCATTGTTTGGTGGACTTCCAAACAACGCGGGTGCTGGTAAAACTGGCGATATAAGATTTACCACATTGGACGCCTCCGCAGGAGATTTTTATTCAATCACACTTGACATGATTAAATCCTATGCCGACTAAATCTTCTTCGCAACACAAGTTGATGGCGGCGGTAGCGCACAACCCTGACTTTGCCAAGAAGACTGGCATTCCTCAGAAAGTTGGCAAAGAGTTTGTTCGCGCTGATAAACGCATGGCTGATGGCGGCAGCGTGAACAAGGCTGGTAATTACACCAAGCCTGAGCTGCGCAAGCGTATTGTGAGCCAAGTTAAGTCTGAAGCCACGCACGGTACAGGTGCGGGCCAATGGAGCGCAAGAAAAGCGCAGCTTGTGGCCAAGCGCTACAAAGACGCAGGTGGTGGTTATCGTGATTAAAGATTCGCAAAAATCATTGAAAGATTGGGGCGATCAAAAATGGAGAACCAAAAGTGGAAAACCGTCTAGTAAAACAGGTGAAAGATATCTTCCAGAAGCTGCAATTAAAAGCCTCAGCCCTGCTGAGTATGCTTCGACGACCAAAGCAAAAAGAGCAGGCAAAGCCGCAGGAAAACAATTTGTAGCCCAACCAAAAAAGATTGCGCAAAAAACAGCCAAATACAGGTTTTGACTATGCCAAAAAACAATGCATCAATAGCCAAGTCTTTGAAGGCGGCTGGTTTCTATGAGCCAAACAAAAAAAAGTCTGAACGGCTAAACATCGTCAAAAAAGTAACAACCAAGCCTCAGCGGGTAAAAATTGTTGACGAGGTGTTTGAGGGCAAGAAATTTAAAGATGGCGGCCCGTCCCTTGCCATTGGTCGAGGTGAGAAGTTGCCAGCCAAGCAAGGCGCTGGATTGACGGCCAAAGGGCGTGCAAAGTACAACCGTGAGACTGGCTCAAATTTAAAGGCTCCACAGCCCCAAGGCGGACCCCGTAGGGATGCTTTTTGCGCGAGAATGGAGCCTGTGGCAGAAAAGAGCGAAAAGGGCAGTAGGTCGCGTGCTTCGATGCAGCGTTGGAATTGCCCCGGCTGGTAAGGACAACGACATGGCATATTCAGGTTCAGTAGGTACAACCGTCATAACGGTGCAAACGCTGATTGACCATGGCGCACGTCGCTGTGGGAAATTGGCCGAAGAGCTGACCTCTGAGCAGGTCCTGAGTGCCCGCGAGTCACTGTTTTTCCTGTTGTCCAACCTGATAAACATTGGCATTCAATATTGGGCCATCAGCAAAAAGGTCTACGGCTTTACAGCAGATAAAGCAACGTACCTGCTGCCCCTTGGCGGCAACGACGTGCTTAATGCGTTGTACCGTTATATGAACCGCCCTGACGGCAGCTACACATCATCCGCAGGCGGCACAGTGGCCAATCTGTACGATGGTGATGTAGACACGGTATGCACTCAAACCTCTGCAAATGGAAATTTTGCTATCAACTTTGGCCCGTCCAACCCCATTTTTATTGGCTCAATTGGGTTCCTGCCTGCCTCCAGCGGCACTAAATCATTCATCCTCGAATACTCGCTTGACAACGTAACTTGGGCAACCTTGGTTGATCTTGGGTCCATCGCCGTGGTCGATAACGAGTGGGTTTGGACCGACATTGCCAACGGCCAGACCGTGCCGTACTACCGCATCCGCGCCTACAGTGGGACCACTTTGAGCCTGCGAGAATTGTATTTTGGCAACAACAGCACAGAGATCACCATGTCGCGCCTAAACCGCGATGACTACACCAACCTACCCAACAAGAACTTCACAGCCAATCAGCCGTTCCAGTTTTGGTTCAATCGCACGATTCCCCAGAGCGAGATCGTGCTTTGGCCAACGCCGCAAGACGCCTTTTATCAAATGACCATCTGGTACTCGCGCCAGATCATGGATGTGGGCGACCTGTACGGCGAGCTTGAGGTTCCGCAGCGTTGGTACGAGGCCGTGGTAATGATGCTGGCTCATAGGATGAGCTTGGAGTTGCCCGGCGTTGACCTCAATCGCGTCCAATACCTTGAAGGCCAAGCCGCAAAGTACTTGTCAATGGCCGAAGAGGAAGAGCGCGACAAGTCACCGATCTACTTTGCCCCGAACATCAGCGTTTACACGAGGTGATCGATGGCTATATTTCTGGACACTGAAGGCTACTCAGACATTGCAATTGCAATATGCGATCGCTGCAAGATGAAGCGCCCGCATGCTGTGATGCGCAACGACCCGAACTTCCCCGGCCTCCGCGTGTGCAATGAAGGCTGTGCAGATCAGCTCGACCCCTATCGTTTACCTGCTCGTAAAACCGAAAGGATAACGATTCGGTTTCCGCGTCCTGATCTTCCGCTCAATGCTGGCGACAACTATTTGGTCACGGGTGGTGAAACCAACGTGTTCCAAATTTCAACTGAGGGTAATACCCAGACGCCAACATCAACTGGAAACAGAGACACGATTGCACCGAACCCACCAGACAATACGAGCACATAATGTCCGCACAAGTAACCATACTCCAACTGCCAGCCGCTGGTGCTATCACAGGCACTGAGGCGGTTCCAATTGTCCAAAATGGCGTGACGGTGCAGACGACCACGGGTGCAATTGCTGCATCCCCGTCTCAAACCTACACCTACCTGACGGTCACCCAGACACCTCAGTTGCCCAACAGTCGCTACTTTGGTGCGACCAATGGTCTGGCTTTGACCGATGGCGGTGCTCAGGGCGTGTTCAATATCAGCTCCACAGGCGCTCTTTTGTCGTTGGTGAACTCTGGTACTGGGATACAGGTAAAAACGTCTTCTACGGCCATTACAGGCCGTTCTATCGCTATTGCCAACTCAGGTTTGAGCGTGACCGATGGCGACGGCATTGCAGGCAACCCAACGCTGTCCTTGACAGGTCAAGCGCTAAACCTTGCAAACGCCAGCTTCAACGGCTTCATGGTGCTGTCAACGGCTGGCGCTGTGACCTCGACCACCTTGGTGGGTACGGCAAACCAGATTGGGATTACAAACACCAACGGCGTTGGCAATCCAGTTTTCTCGATTGCTGATGACGCGGTGTTCCCCGGCGTGGGTTCGATAACCGTACCCGTCGGAACCACTGGCCAACGGGGCGCTGGAGTGGTTGGCAAGGTGCGCTACAACTCCACCGACGGGGCTTATGAAGGCTTCTCAGGTGGCGCATGGCGTCAATTCTCTCTGTCTGGTGGCGTGACTCAAGTTGACACTGGAACGGGCCTCACAGGCGGCCCTATCACGGGCACGGGCACGATTTCAATTGCCAACACCACGGTGACTGCTGGGTCCTACGGCTCTGGTACGCAGGTCGGCACGTTCACCGTCAATGCTCAAGGCCAACTGACTGCCGCAGCCAACGTGACAATCACCCCTTCTGGTATCGGCGCAGTGGCGTCTGTGTCTGGGACTGCAAACGAAATAACCGCAACGGGGACCAGTACGGTCGTTTTGTCGCTGCCAGCCGCTTTGACGTTTACTGGCAAAACAATAACTGGTGGAACTTTCAACGCTGGGGCAATTCAAATTGGTGGCGTGGATGTAGTTACGTTGTCTGCCACTCAAACGCTGACCAACAAAACTCTGACGCTGCCTGTCATTGCGTCCATATCAAACAGCGGCACGGTCACTATTCCCACGGGAACTGACACTTTGGTGGCACGCACCAGCACCGACACATTGACCAACAAGTCGATCTCTGGCTCGACCAACACGTTGACCAACATTAGCAATGGATCGCTGACAAACTCGTCGCTGACTGTTGGCACAACGACAATTTCCTTGGGAAGCTCAAGCCTGACGCTTGGCGGCTTGACGTCTGTTGCGGTGACTCAAGACCCAACATCTGCCTTGCAGTTGGCAACAAAGCAATATGTGGATGCAGTAGCCGAGGGCCTGCACATTCACGCGGCTTGCGCGGCAGCAACCCCCGCCACGCTTGCTTCAATTACTGGTGGCACGGTAACCTACAACAACGGCACGGCTGGTGTTGGGGCGACCTTGACCTTGTCGGTGGCTTTGACTGTTTTAGATGGCTATACGCTCTTGAATGGCGACCGTGTTCTTGTGAAGAACGAAGCTACGCAGGCCAACAACGGTATCTACACATGGGCGACAGGCGGCACGGTTTTAACTCGTGCAACTGACTTTGATACCGCTGCTGAGATGGCGAGTGGTGACTTCACATTTATCGTTTACGGAACTCTTTATGCTAATACAGGTTGGGTTCAAACTGATCCAGTAACGGTTGTTGGTACAAGCCCTGTAACATGGATACAGTTCTCTGGCGCAGGAGCATACACCGCAGGCACTGGCTTGACCCTGATTGGCACGCAGTTCAGTATCACCAACACTGCGGTTTCTGCTGGGGCGTATGGCTCTGCTACCCAAGTCGGTACGTTTACTGTTAATGCACAGGGTCAATTGACTCTGGCAGGCAACACAACAGTCACCCCAGCGGTTAGTTCCATTACTGGATTGGGTTCAGGTGTGGCGACTGCTTTGGCAGTCAATGTAGGCTCTGCTGGTGCTTTTGTGACGTTCAATGGCGCGTTAGGTACACCAAGTTCTGGTACTGTTACAAATCTAACGGGTACTGCATCAATTAACATTAACGGTACTGTTGGTGCTACAACGCCTACAACAGGAAACTTTACAACTGTTACTGCCACCACAGGCATCTCTGGCGGGACTTTCTAAGGAAAAATTATGGCTGCAACGAACTTCACACCAATTCAACTTTACTTTTCAACGACTGCATCTGCCGTGCCTTTGGCGGCAAATCTTGCGCAAGGTGAATTGGCAATCAACATCACCGACGGCAAGCTGTATTACGAGGACAACGCAGGCGTTGTGCAGGTAATTGCAACCAAGGGTGCTGGCACGATTGGCGGCTCAAACACGCAAATCCAGTACAACAACGCAGGCGCGTTGGCTGGTAACGCGGCCATGACGTTCAACAGCGCCACAAGCACCACCACGCTGACCACGCTGAACCTCACCAATGCCCTTGGCGCGACCTTTGGCGGTACTGCGCAGTCTTCTTATACCCAAGGTGACATCCTTTACTCTTCGGCCACTAACACGCTTGCCAAGCTTGGCATTGGCACAGTCAACTTCATTTTGACGTCAACTGGTTCGGTTCCACAATGGGTGGCTCCTACAAGCATTACCGTACAGACGGCCAACAACCTTGCTGGCGGAGCTGCTGGGTCGGTTCCTTACCAGTCCGCCGTTGATACGACCACGTTCTTGGCCATCGGGGCTGCAAACCGCGTCATGACCTCCACAGGCTCTGCGCCTCAATGGGTGACGTCCCTGACGTCCCTGACGGGCGTTTCCAGCTCTTCGATCACCAACACCAGCCTGACCTCTGGTCGAGTGGTTTTCAGCGGCGCAAGCGGCGTCCAGACCGACTCTGCAAACTTGACCTTTAACGGTACGACTTTGTCGGCCACGGGCTTCTCAACAACTGGCCTGAGCACCTTGGTCCAGACCGTCACAATTGGCAACAGCAACTTCAATGGTGCTGCTGTTTTTGCACCCACGACTCCTGCCAAGCTGTACATTGGCACTGGAACGGTGACTGATACCACTTCGGCGATTGGTGCAACCAACGCAACTGGTGCTATCAGCTCTTTGGCCATCACGCCAATTGCTGCAACCAACACCACGGTTACCTACACCAACGCGGCGACCCTGTACATTGCAGGCGCACCAAGCGCTGGCACAAACATCACGATCACCAACCCATACTCGCTGTATGTGGCCGCTGGCACTTCTTACTTTGGTGGTGCTGTGGATGTGGCAGGTAATGCAACATTTGGTAGCTTGGGAGCAGGTCGAGTTGTCTACACAAGCACAGGCGGTCTTTTAGCAAGCAGTAGCAATTTGACGTATGCTGGAACTGATTTAGCCAACTCTAATGGCGACATCATTATTGGTAATAACCCAAGTGTTACGACACGAATGTTCCGCGCTATTGAGGTTGGAGCATCTGGCAACAACGCAGGTATTGCCTTTGGTAATACTGGCGGGAAAGGGGCTATTTACGGTCAGTCAGGCTCTGCTAACTTATCTATTGTCAGCGGCAATAGCGGAGCGATAGCGTTTGGTTATTCGACTGGTAACGCTGACGCATCTGCAAACTTCCTTTCTTTGGGCGCTTGGACAACCACTGGATTGGGTATAGGTACTGCTACACCGGGCGTTAAGGTTGATATTGTTTCTGCTAACAATACCTCGCTTGCTTCTGTGTTGCGGGTCAACAGCAACAATGTAGCGGTAAGTACCAGCATTGCTTATGACGGTCTGGTTGGCTCTGGTGAATTTGAGCTTCGTACAAGTTCCGCTTCTGCTCTTAAATTTGGAACCAACGCAACAGAACGAGCCCGTATCGACTCCAGCGGTAACTTGATTGTTGGAGGCACTTCGCCAACGGGTCGTCTTACGGTAGCCGATAGCACGACTTCTGTTTTAACCCTTCGCGCAACATCGGCGGTTGATGCTGATGGTCGTGTTATTGGAACCTTAAACTTTCAAGAACCTGAAGGAACAGGTGACGGCACATTGGCTATTGAAGCGGCAATTAGCGGCCTACGAAGCGGCACGGATTCTTTTAATAGCGGTGGTCGTCTTGCTTTTTACACCAGACCATTTAACGGCGCACTCACCCAAGCAATGACGCTTGATGCTAGTGGGAATTTGGG